TCTCCTTAATGTACTTGGCAGTATAGCGGATAAGCTCATGGAGGCTTGTGACCTCATTAACACAGAAATAACGTTCGAGGATACGTGTGATGTCCTCAGCGTCAATATCATAGTATGGCTTCCATCGAGGTGTGTCTTCAGGTGGTGTCCAGAATTCACATTCACATACATAACGAGCTTCAGAATGACTAGCATCACGGACAAACCCATGAGGTGCGTCAGGATGTGGGTTACAAGAGATTTCATCTATGTCTTTGTTAGTCGTCATTTGGGATTACCTCAAAGGTTACAGTACGTCGAACATTGACAAGGTTTGCTACGAAGAACTCACAGTCATCGATATCAACATCGAGCATGTCAGTATTGAGACAAGTTGACTCAAGTTTTTCAAAGGCTTCTTGATATGACTTACCTATAGCATAGAGGTTGTTAAACGGATATGCAGCTATGTACACTTGGATATGTTGACGTTTCATGTTAGATTCTTGTTAGTTTATAGGAAGTGACTGTCTCAATTTGAATTGGATCAGCCTCAAAGAACTCACAGTCGTCAGGATGAACGTCACACTCGTCAAGAGCATTATCTAGGAGCATATTTTCATAGGCTTCTTGGACGTCATCACCACGAGCAGCGAAAGATGAATAGAAAACAATGGTAGTCATATTAAACTCCTTTTGAGTAGGCAAGGTGGAGGGCAAATCGAGTGGTTAGGTTGTAGCCACTAGCGTAGGATTCAGCTTTATCATTTTTCTCAGGGATACCAAGAGCTGTTAGGAGAGAGTGTAGATCGTTGATTTCTTGTTGGAGATTTTCTTTCATATCTCTGTAGTACTTGGTACTGGATTCTTGGCTCTCGAACTTTTTCTTGAGGTCAGCGACTTCAGCATTGAGTTGTTTGTTTTTACTGTATAGCATAGTTACGTCACTACGACTTAGCTTTATTTCTACGGTTTGGTACTCATCACCTTCGACATTGATAGAGATGTAATCACAAAAATTTATATTAGACTCGTTCATTATATCACCTTTTTATATAGTTTTCAACACACACACAAAAAACACACATTTTCACAAATCACGCTACACACACGTAGCAAAACGATCGATCAGCGATCGCTAACGACCACTAATCGACCGAACTACATCCTACCACTGACTCCTTGGTAGGAATAACTTAGCAACTTGCCTCGATCGACCCTTCGGTTGTAATGTTTCGATTACGTTCTTGAGTCGATTTACTTCGTTGTCTAGTTGTTTAACTCTCTCTTTGTACACTTCTAGCAACGTCTGTTGGTTCTTTGTCTTCATTTGAAACTCCTTCGATAGTTGGTTCAATTAATTTAACAGCAATTAAGTCTTGTGTCTCTTTGTCAAAGATCATTCTGACGTTAGTTGTTGACGTTGGTTTGTTGTACCAGATCTCTGATGTCTCCACACCAAAGGTCGGGTCATAGAGCAGCCAACCATATACTACCACAAAGCGATCACTATCCATTATCTTTCTCCTAAGATTTCTTCTCTTAACACATCCATCTTCTTTAAGATGGTTTCTCTGCTGCCTTTCCAGCCTGTCTCCTTCTTGATGATGGCGTAAGCCGTTGTTCCTCGAATGGTCTTTAGACCTTGCATCTCTAGCTTGAGTGCTTGCCGTAAGGCCAACAAACGAAAGTCAGTGATCTGTGTTCCTGTGAGTACAGCCATTAGAGCACCTCGATTCTTGGTTCTTCGGTTGATGCTTCATATGCCATAACAGTCATAGGAATGATCGACTTACCGTCCTGCATATAGCATACGCACATGTCGTCGTCCTCGGTAATGTCGTTGATGTAGTCGATGTTATCGACGTCTATTGGTTGAGTTGATTGAAGGATGTAGGTCGTGTGACCGTCGTTGTATTTGAATAACATTTGTTATCTCCAGTGTCCGAGCAAAATCGCTCTTCAAAGACCTCCTTAGAGGTCAATGAGGAAAGATCTTAAGCGTCTATACCAATTAACTGAGCAAAAGAATGATCAAGTTCAGCGTCATCAATGATCTCGATAACGTCAAACCAAGCCTTCCAGTTACCACGATAGAAGAACTGAACCATAGACTGCTCGTCCATAGCTTTATGTAATGTTCTCCAGAGGTTAGCTGACTCTTTCTTGCTGATGCCTTGCATAGCACCTACTCTATGTCTGAGCATTCTTGACTGGTCTATTGACTGAAGAATGATCTCGATTGAGTTGGTCTCTTTGTTGAATGTAACAGCTGTTACAACACCTGCATAGCCTTTGTTGAGTGTAGTCATAATAACTCCTTGTTAAACTACATGAAGCAAGATCGCTTCCCATAACCCTCTTGTAGGAAGGTTATAGGCTGAGGTCTTAAGCGTAGAATACTACATCAAAGAAGTACGGAGAGTAGTCATTGAGTAGTGTTGTGTTGTTAGTCTTGAAGATTAACAGGTTTGTTTGTTTAAGGTAGATATGATACATGATTAAGCCTTTTTGATTAAAGAAGAAAGTTGAGAGAAAATGATGAGACCTTGCACCGCTGCAATAACCCCAACGACGATAAGCATTGTACATGCCTCAGTACTGTATGATCGTTCAAGAACCATTATACAGAGTTCAGCAGCTTCAGCCCAGATACCGATAAGAACACAGTGAAAGAAGAGGAACCACATAACAAACTCCTAGAACAGAGCAAGATCGCTCTCCAAGGACCTCAGTGAGGTCTATGGACAGAGGTCTTAGACCTTGTATGGATCAAATGGCATATCAAATGCCGAGCCAACAGGAATATTAGTACGATGTGTACGTACACGACCAACAGGATTACCAGCCAAGTCTACCTCTTGAACAGTGACCTGACCATCGTCCTCAGCAAGAACATGATCCCATGTACGCCAGTACGATAAGTACACGTACTTGCCAACCAAGGAAGACAGGTCACGGACTTGAGGACCACGGACCGATGAAAGAAACACAACAGGATGTGCCATAATAAACTCCAACCCCAGAAACCCCGAGGAGCGGGACGAACAAGATCGCTCTCCATAGCCCAAAGGCTATAGGCAGAGATCTCAAACAAGACCTAGCGCCATGTAAGCAAGAGCCGCTTTCTTAAAGCGTTCCTGGGTAACACGAGCCTCTCTCTCAACAGAGATTGCCAAGGCAGGACGACCCAAGGCACGCAGGTCACGAGCTTCTAACTCAAGAGCAATGACTTCACGACGCAAGTTAATTAACGCTTCGGGAATAGAAGAGAAAGAATAGGACATAACAGACTCCAAGGCGACAGACAAAGGAAGGCAGCGAACGCAGCGCCAGACGACACGCAGCCCAGAGAAAGAAGCAGGGGGACACCCCAGAAGGAACCCTACCCACCACAACACACACAAACATTCTTATACACACAGAGAGATAGGGAGAGGGGGTAGGAGGGGGTAACTCTATGATTTTCCTAAAAAATCCTAAAAATAAAAAATTTTATTTTATTTTTTACAGGAAATTTTCCATATAAATCATAGACTTACATCCTCCATTGGTTACTACCTATAGAAGAACCATATATAGGGAGGACACCTAATGGCATCTAAAGAACAAGTCATTCGAGCAGCCCTCGAACTAAAGAAGCGAAAGAAGCTAGAACACTACAAGACAAACTTTGAGGACTTTGCCACAGAGCAAGTCAGGATTCTTCCAAAAGACTCCTCCAAAGGATTCATCCAGTTTGAGCTTAATGACGCACAGAAAATTATTAACGATAAGATCGAAGAACAACTTCGAACTACAGGCAAGGTTAGAGCAATCATTCTAAAGGCTAGGCAGATGGGTATCAGTACCTACACTACCGCACGAGTCTTCTGGAAGGCTTACCTGTATGAACATCAAAAGAACGTTGTGATGGCGCATGATGCGAGTACTTCAGATGCTCTATTCACGATGTCCAGAAATCTGATCATGAACATGCTTCCTGAGTATGCTCCTGAGTTAGAAACATCTAACGCCAAAGAACTCAAGTTTAAGCACAATAGTTCAGGATACAGACTCTACACAGCTGGAGCACCTGAGGCGGGTAGGGGAACGACTCCTACTGTATGTCACCTCTCTGAGGTAGCGTTCTGGACTCATGACGTAAAGATCATTAGTGGACTACTCCAGGGTGTATCTGCCGCTGAAGGAACTGAAGTTATCTTTGAGAGTACCGCTAACGGTATCGGTAACGAGTTTCATAGAATGTGGAAGGCTGCTGAGAGAGGAGAGTCAGAGTACGTAGCGATATTTGTACCCTGGTTCTTGATGAAAGAATACTATAGAGAACCCCTTGAAGGGTTCGAGATATTCGGTGAAGAGAAAGAATATCAAGACAAGTATGGTCTGTCAGACGGACAGATGTACTGGAGAAGACTGAAGATTGCCGAGTCAGGCGAGATGAAGTTTCGGCAAGAATATCCAGCCACCCCAGAGGAAGCGTTCATTGTCAGTGGCAATAATGTCTTTGATCTGGAAAAGTTGAACAGTTACATTCCATCCAAACCTCTTGGTGTTAAGGAATTTGACTATATGTCCTATCTATTTGTGGATAAGCCAAGAGGTCCACTAGAGATATATCAGTACCCGAAGCATGACGAACCGTTTATTATCGGTGCCGACGTTGCTCTTGGGGTTGGTCAGGATTATTCATGTGCCGTTGTTCTTGATAAGGACAGGAAGGTATGTGCCGTATTCAGAGATAACAGGATTGACCCGAGTCAGTTCGGTGACTTTCTGTTTTATTTAGGAAGGTACTATAACAATGCTTTTCTTGCTGTTGAGTCAAACTCTATGGGTATTGCTACCCTGAATAGACTTAAGCAGATGAACTACGTTAACCTGTATCATCAGACAAAAATGGCTAATGTTTCGGACGAAGAAGGACAGAGGCTAGGATGGAGAACGACTATAGCGACTAAGTCAGTTATTGTCGGGAACCTGAAGAACGCTATTGAGAATCATGACGTTGCTATACCTTCTGCGTATAT